CACGACGCCAGGGAAGTCTTCTCTTCTCGCGTGGGGAGCCGCGGTCAAGAGCGAAGAATCCTGCGCCTGGGGCTCGATATCGGGGATATGGGGAAGCTGCTCGGGAGCATTCACCCAGACGATCGGCGAGAGCGGCGACAGCGGGGTGTGATGGATGAACGGGTTATTCGGGTTCTGGTCGAGGTTCGCCTCGAACAGCTTGACGCTGCTCACGTTGGCGGGGTTCGCCTGGAAGTCCGCGAGCCGGATAATGTAGGGAAGCTGCTCGCTCGTGTTCAGCCAGCCGTGATCGAGCTGCTCCGGCTTGAGCATGATCACGTAAGCCGCGCGATCGTGCCAGAGCCCCTGCGGCGAGACGCCATCGAGCTTGGCGTTCAGGTCGCGGACGATCGCGTTCGAGTCGTAGCGGTGGAAATAGCCCGGCTCGTTTGCGGACGGGATCTGGGCGTCGAAGGTGAGCGCGAACGGAGCGATGGGTTACCTCCTTGCGGCAGCGGGCCAGGGTACGGTTAGACTGGCATAATGTGGCGCAGGATGGCGCACCCTGGTATAATAAAGCCAGGAGGAACGCCATGGAACGAAATGAGGTATCGCTCCACGAGGTCCGGGTCTATCTGGCCTTGAAGGGGCAGCCGCAGCGGTGGTTGACGAACAGGGAGATTACCGCTTTGCTCCCCGGGGTTGCGCCGCGCACCGTCCGCGCTCACACACTGAAATTGGTTCAACTGGGCCTGATCGATCAAGCAGAGGTCTTCCCGGCCCACCGCTACCGGTGGTCGGAGAAGGCCGCGAAGCGTAATTCCTCCTACAGCCTCCGTCTGGAGCAGGCCTGCTCTGTGTTTGGGTTGGCCCCATGACCGGCGGCCCTTTTCTCCTGCTTCCGGCCGCACAAGGAGGCTCAAGTGCGGAAGGCGATCGCTCTGTTCAATTCGCTAAAGGAGAAGGCGCCTTGCGTAAACGCGCTGGCATGCCCGAAGAGGACCTGACTCATGGCGCCGGCCATCTGGGCGGTATTGAGCATTATCTTGTGGATGTCGTCTTCCGTCTTGCCACCCCCCAGGCGTCCCAACCGTCGGTCGTTCTCCCGCTGGTTGAGCATACTGCCTGCCCAACCGGCGACCGAGTAGAGACCGATTAGACGCGCGCCGCTCTGTAAGCCACGCAGGTAAAGCTCTCCCGCCCAACCGGCACCTGCCTGGGTCCTCCCGGTCACGAAGTCACTGCCGACGATGAAGGGCGCCAAAACCCGATTGAGCCCCTCCAGGGCGGGCACCAGCCCCACTTCCACCAGACCGCCGAGCCGCCCCAGAGCCGCCGTCAGCAGGATCGTATACCGCTCGTGGACACCGGAAGCCGTCGCGGCCAGGGCTTCCGCCACGCCGCCGAACTTGTCGTGGATCGCTTCCGTCAACCGCGTCAGGTCGCGCTCCGTGTCGCCCGTGAAGCGCATGGTGATACCGAGCTGGGAAGCCAGGGTCGTGGCGCCCCGCCCGCCGCCGGCCCCGCCGGCCCCGCGCCCGATCACTACCGGTCGCTGGATGATGCGGAGCATCAGATTCATGAGGCGCTGCGAGGCCATGCCTCCCCCTAATTCCGCTTCCTGGAGGGAGGGCAGTAATTGAGAAATGCGCTGGGGAGAGAAGCCGCGCTCCGCCATCTGACCCGCGAGCCCCAGCGTTTTCTCTTCCGGTATCCCCAGGGCGAACAGGCGCTCGCGCGCCATGCCCGCCAGCCCCGCGGCGGAAGCATTCCGACCGGCATTATGGTAGAGCACCAGGGCACGCGTGAGCGCCTGATTGTAGCCGTCCCATGTCCGCATTCCCTCGCCGATGAGTTGCCCTACTTGCCGCAGGGCGCTGACCGCGAGCAAGGCCGAAGAAGCGAATACTGCCAGACCGCCGGCAGAGAACGCCGCCCCCGCATTGAAGCGGGCGAGCAAACCCGGCATGATCTGGAGACGGGTCGTGAGCCGCGAGAGCGAAGCTTCTGTTTCCCGGGACGCTCGCGCCACGCCGAGCAAACGTCGGGCGCTTTCCTCGGCGCCCAGCATCTCTATTATCGTGGTCAGGCGATCCGTGCTCGCGCTGTCAGGCATTCCTCACGCGCCTCCCATTCGGCCCCGCGCTTCTTCCTCCGCTCGCTCCGAGAGCAACGCGCTTACCCGTCCGTACCCGCTCAGCGCGCGCGCCAGCGCCCCGGCTCCGATCTCATGCAGCTCCTGGGGCAGCCGGTGGAGGTGCTCGATACACCACCAGGTCATTTCGTCCCCCGCCCCGAGCGGGGCGGCGGAAAATCCCCTTCGCCGTCCTCTTTCTCTTTCACTTCCTCTGGCTCGACCAGGCCCCGTGCCGCGATCAGTAGCCGGCCGAAGTCAGCAGGAGCGAGCGCCATAATCTTGCCGATCTCCATGTCATTCCAGACACGGGAGGTGTCTGGCGCGTCGGGCGTGCCATCGCCTCGGCGGCAAGAATGCGCCAGGAGCCAGAGCGCGGCTTCCTGCTCGTTGGGACCGGGTCGCGGGTCGCGGGGATGCCGGCGCGCGGCTTCGGCTACCGCGAAGCTTTCGGCAACAGACAGCTCCCAGACGCAGATCCACGCGCCGTCCGCCAGTTCCACCCATTCCTTCACCGGCTGCCACTGCGCCGGCGCCTGGGGATTGTAGATGCGGCGATCGGTCGTCATGTCGGCGCCACGACGCCCAGGATCACGGCCGGCACCTGCGCCGACACCAATTCGATCTCCTGGGTCACCATCGCCATGGGGGCTAATACTCTCCCTCGCTGCCCGTAGCAGGTTCCCACGAAGAAGGCAGTGGTGCTGCCCTCGCCGGGGTAGAGAGTCAGGGTCAGAGGTTTCGGGTCCGCTCCTATCCCCCCGCTCCGGAGGTTGTCCGCCATTCCAGACAGGTAACTGGCCGCCGCCGCGCGCGTGAAGTACCCTTGGACGCGCCCCTGCCAATCCTGCGTAAGCGGCAGCCGCACGCGCCAGAAGTCTCCGTGTGCGGTAGCATCGGCGAACTCCTGCATGACTTCGATTTCCCAATGGAAGCAGAACAGGTCCGCCGGGAGGGCCTGCGGCGAAACATAGTCCAGCGAAAGCGTCGCATAACGTCCGTGGAGCCGCGTCGTCGCGCTCCCAGGGAAAACGCCGGGCTGCTGCTGCTGCAGCAGGGCAATGGCTGCTTGTTGCTCGCTTTGCGAAGGCCTGGAGGGACGCATCTCAGTTCCTTATCAGCGGGGCTGCGTTCGTGTTGCGGATCTCCCAAACTTCCGAGGCCGCGCCGCGGGGGTTCTGCATGGTCACCCGTTCGAGGAAGCCCTCCCCGGTCACAAAGAAGCCCTGGTTTGTCACTGTATTGATCGTATAGAACGTCCACGTCACCGTTGCGCCGATAAAGTGGTTACCCAGGGGCGCCATCCCGGCCCCAGGGGCCACGGCGGCGGTAGTGCCGGCGTGGGGTTGAAGATAGAAGAACTCCTGGCCCATGACACTTCCCCCCGACAGGGGGTTGGATCCCGCATAGACGGTGTCGGTCGAATCGGTGATGTAACGCTCGCCAGTCAGGCGGCTCGTGACCCGGCCGGGGACGTAGACCTCATGGACCTCCAGCTTTACCCCGGCTTCCGCCAGCTCCAACTCCATCTCCAGGGTGATATTGTATATGTCAGCCACACGGTTGGCCCCTATATAAACGGCGCCCTGCTTGCCAGCTAACCTCGGCATTTTCTTTCACCTCATGAAGGAGTAAGTGGCAGAGAAATTAAACAGTGCCTGATGAGCAGAGAAGAGGAACGCTTGCGGAGAGACTTGCGCGGGAGCGAGGGCGGCTGCTGGGAATGGACAGGCGCAATTACCGCGCTGGGATATGGACAGTTTGCCATGGGAGGCGGAACGAAGGAAACCGCCCGGCACTTTCTCACTCATCGGTTGGCTTATGAGCTGTGGGTAGGCCCTATTCCCGTCAAGCATCACATCCACCACCGCTGTGGAAATCGCCGGTGCTGTCTTCCCGAGCACCTGCAAGCAGTGAGCGCTCGGGAGCATTTGAAACAGCATGATAGTCCGGTAGGCAAGAACTTGCGCGCTGCCCACTGCCCGGCGGGGCATCCCTATGAGGCCGCCAATACCTACGTTCAAAAAACGACGGGCAAGCGCGGGTGCCGGATTTGCCGGCGTCTCGGCGGTCGCCGCTGCTATTGGAAAAAGCGCCGCGCAGCATCTACGTTGCTCTCAACACCCGCGCCTTGACGCGCTGCAGCCGCTCGGTCACGACGGACCCCAGCACGAGCAGCAGGTCGTCCCGCCAGTGGGCAGTCCGCATGGGGTTGATCCGGCGCCTGCCCGGCTTATTCGCTTCGTGGCGCGGCTCGGCATAGGGGGCCAGGTTGTCGATCACGATCCGCGTGCCGCCCTCTTCCATGCGCATGGTCTCCATGGCCGCCAGGAAGTTCGTGCGGCGCCACTTCATGCGCCCCATGCTCGTCACGTCTTCGGGCTTGCTGTAGATCTCTTCAGAGAGGAGCCGCTCGTCGACGGCGAGAGCGAGCTGACCCAGCGAGGCGAACTCCCGCTTCAAGGAACCCTCGAAATCGCGGTGGCGCCGCTCCCAGGCACGGGCATACTGCACGGCGGTCATTCGAGCGCCTGCCAATCCTGGGCGCCGAAGACCTCGGCAACCAGACCCGCGGCGTCTTCCAGGTCGATGATAGCCGCCTGGTGTAGTGAGTTCGCCCAGGGGATCCCTTCGTGACTGCGGACGGTCCCCACAGATCCGGCCCAGGGGTGCGTGCCGATCAGTCGCACGCGCTGCCCCACGGCGGGGAGGCCCTTGGGCTGGGGCAGCCACCGATCTGTCTCTTCTTTGAGGGCTCGCGCGGCTGTCTCCGCGACAGCCCGGCTGATTTTGGACTCCTCCATAGAAGCCTCGCGATCCCTCCGCCCGCGCGGAGGTCAGGGGCGCTGGCCCATGCCGACGCCGGGGTGTTTCTCAGGTTAGCTTACTTCCGAACGGTGCCTTGGTCCGGGTTGCTGATCCCACGCGCGAAGTCAAGCTCCTCTGACAATTGCTCCGTCTGGCTCTTAATCCCCGGGTCGGTGCGGCTGGGGCCCGAGGTAACGAGCAGCAGGGGCATGGCGAAGGCCCGGTTTCCGCCGGCTTCGGTCGTCACCCAGGTATCGAGTGCGGCCATCGCTTTCTCGCCCCAGTTCAGGTCGATCAGCGCCTGATACGCGGGGCTGTCTTCGCTGACGTACGGGAAGTGGGTCCCGTACGCCTTCTGTGCCTTGAGGATGTCCGTCAGTCGTTCGAGCGCGAGACACGCTTGTCCTTCTTCCTGCAGCGTGGCGGAAGCGGGGTCCGCGAGCCCGTAGTGCTGCGGTCCCAGATGCACGCGCATCCAGGCATCGGCAAAAAGAATCTGTTCGTCGCAGAGCGCATCCAGGTCGCTAGAGACCGTCAGGTTGAACAGCTGGGGCGTCAAGGCCCCGCGGCGTCGCACGGCGGCAGCGGTTACAGGGAGTGCCATCAGCTCTTAGGGAATCCCGTGCGGGCGCGCGAGCCCTGCTTCCGCCAGGCCCTCGCTCTTTGTTGCCCGTGCGGTAAGCGCCGGACGCAGCGGCGGGCCAGCCGCCGCTTTCGAGCGGCGCTCATCAAGCGAAGCCCGTGCCGACTACCGCGGCAAGCCGGTCAAAAATCGAAAATATCAGATACCAATTCGTCGAGACCACCGTGGTCTGTGACCGGACATCCCGGTCGCTCTCGGTGACCAGCCCGCCCTCTTGGTAGAGGATCAAGGCCCGCTGCCGCTGCACGACGAGGTAGCTGGTGCCCGTGCCCACCGTGCTCGGGTTCCACGTCGAGGAGCCGGCGCTGTCCCAGCGGTGCGTGCCCAGGCCGAACGCTTCCGGCAAGATGGCCTGATTCTGGAACTTGAAGCCGGCGAGCGGATCTTTGAACTCGGGGACAACGAGCATCTTCTTGATGCCGCTGCGCGTGAGTACCCCGTCACTGGCTTCATAGCCGATGGGAAACGTCATGTAGACGTTCACATAGTCGGAGTAAGTGGGCGAGCCGGCCACCGCGGCGGCTACCGACTGCGAGGGGCTCTGGTTGGCCAGCGAGTCGTTCAGGCCGCCGAAGGCGAGGTCCCCGTTGATGACAATGTCGACGGCGAGGTCGGTCATGTCGATGCCGATCTGCCGGCCGACCCGGGCGATGCCCCGCGAGAAGATCGGGATCCGCTGCCGCCGCAGCGCTTCATCGGAGACGGTCACCAGGCCCCCGAACTTCTTCAGCTTGACGGCGCTCTCACTGGAGGTGATGTTCACCTCCTGCATCGTTGCGAATTCGCCCGTTTCCCCCATTTGCCGGTCGGTCAGCCGCTCGTTCATCACCGCGTGGACCGCCGTGCCCGAGGCAACGGTCACCGTATCCATGACCAGGATGTCGAGCAGTGGGACGGCAAGAATGCCCTCCACAATTTGCGTGTCCCAGAAGAAGGGGAAGACCGTCAACTCGGCGGGGACAACCTGGAAGGCTTTCTCCACCGAATCAGCCAGTGGGCCTTCCATCTGGACCTTGTGTTGGCGGAAGTACTCCTCGATGCACCAGGAGTCGCGCGCGTGCGCCTTCACTTTGCGGCCCCGGTCTTCCGCCCATTCGGGGACGCCGAACTTCTTGAGGTATTGCTGCTCGCGTTTCTGGAGAACCGCTTCCTCGGGGTAGAAACCCTGCTCTCGCGCCCGGGCGGCGGCGAACTGATAGGACATGCAGCCCCGCTGTTCCTCATCCTTGAAGGACTTCGCCGCCTGGAGCATCCCGTCATCGAACTCTTTGCAAAATGCCGCGAAACTCAATCCATGCTTGCCTCTGTCCCTCGCCTGCAGGACTGCTCCGCCCAGGTCGGCGCCGCTTTCTTCCTGGGGTCGAAAGGGTCGGGGGTCAGGGGTGAGGGGTCAGGGATCAGGGGTCAGATCGGTAAAGTCAAAGACAAAACCTGTGGCAGCTTTTGACTTTGCCGCTCCTGACCCCTGATCCCTGACACTTGACCCCTGGCCCTTCACTACGTTCCTATCTGCTCGGCGGGAAATTCCACGATGCACAGCCCGGTCAGGGGAGAATCAAGCGCGGTGACGGTGCCGACCCCATCCACGTTATCCGTGATGATCCGATCCCGGAGGACGCCGTCGATGGGGATGGTGCCGGAAGACCCATGCGCCGCGATCTTATCACCCAGCGCTGGGGCGGTCTGATACTCCAGGACGATGCTGTGAATGCGCGCGAAGCGCAAGGTGGAGATCGTGCCGTTCCCGGAGTTGATGGAGTAGCCCATCCCGTAAGGCGGATCTCCGCCCGCGCAGCGGAGCACGCCGTCATTGGTGGCGGTGTCGACTTTTACCAGGTGTCCCACAGTGGGCGCCGGAGCGGTATAGGAGGCGGAATAGCCCTTCGGGACCACCGACCCGTCGTGGATCCGGAAGCGGTCGCCGCTGCGCTTTGCTTGAAACGCCATCTCAGTCCTCCCTCCGGCCGCGTAAGCTGGCAAAGGGGTCCATGCCGCGGCCCGGGGGCGGCGGCACTCCCTGCGGCGGGACCGGCGTCCCGCCTTCGCCGAGCTGTTTACTCACCGGCGTGGGCGGGAACTTCTCGTCGAATCGCTCTTGTGCCACCTTGTCCCACGCCTTCAAGGTTTCTAGGTTCGCCCCCTCCAGGGTTTTGAGGATCACCTCGGCCTCGCCCGCCTTACCGGAAGCGGCAGACAGCTTGCGGGCGATCTCTGCCTGGAGGTACCCGTGATAGGCGGCGCCGTCCGCGGCTTGCATTTTAAGGTCCGCCAACTCGCTTTTGAGCGTCTCTACCTCCGCCTGCAATTCGAGGACCCGCTCGTCGTTTTCCATCGTCTCCTCCTCCCGACCCGGGAACAGTGCGAGGCCGGCGCCGGGCAACCATGCTTTGCCGCGGACCGTCTGCGCGCCATGCTGGCAGCCAAGCCACACGAGCGAGCCTTCGACCGCCTCCACTTTTGCCGGGTCCCCCGAATAGGTCACCGTGCAGATTGTTCCGTCGTAAGCTTCGCCTTTGACGTGATCGCACTTGGTGGGCGGGTCGTAGCTCTGGCCACAGAGGTCACAGGTGCGACCCGCCGCCTTGAAGCTGATCGACAGGTGCTTGGCGATGCCCATCCTGAGCCGCCGCGCGACGTCTGAGGCCGCGTCCACATAGAAGGGGGCGGCCAGCTGCTGGACGCCCGCCGCGTCCGGCTCGACTCGCCCCTCGATCCACCGCCCCAGGGGGAGTTGGCTGCGGTCGTGACCGGCCAGGAGCGATTTGCCCGGGATCGTCTCCGCGAACCGCTGGAGATAGGCCAGCGGGAAGCGCTCGTAAGCGCGGTCGTATTGATCATTGGCGAGGTGGCCCGGCACGATATAGACGGCCTCGGCTTCCACCGGCTCGAGGCTCATGCTGTTGATCTTCGCCAGGAGAACGGGGTCCGGATCGGCCTGGGGGCGGAAGACCGGGGTAAACTCCTTGGCGAACAGCAAGGGCGCCGCTTCCTTCTTGCCCCGCCGGCTTTGGGCCGCCGTAATAGCAGCTCCTTGCAGATAAGCCTGCCGCTTTGCCTCCCGCCGCGCCGCCTCATTGCCCGGGGGGAATGAGTAACAGTGGCCTGAGGCCCCCCAGCGATAGCCTGGTTTGCCGTCTACCTGACAAGCCTGAACAGGGATGGGAGCGCTCCTTCAAAGAAGCCGGCCAGCTCTCTCCCCGAAAGGCGAAGGAAGAGAGCCGGTCCGGGGCTGGCTGTCGCCAGCAAGGCTGCAACAACGAGGTAGGAATCTCATCTCTGGTCGGTAGCACTGGCACCCGAGCAGTGAGCCGCACGCTTCTGCCGGTACTCGTCATGGTCCGCCAGTAAGGGATGGACGCGCCCACAGGCAGCACAGCGCGTCTTCTCGCCGGGAATGAGCCGCACCCAGGCCCGGCAGCGGCGGCCACTGGCGAGCTGGCCCCCGCAAGCGATCAGAATGGCGCGCGAATCAGCTCCTCGCATCGTCCGGAAGCTATCCGAAGCTTGGGGCAACTGTCAAGGGGAATCTTCCGCCTCGCCCGGTTGACGTTCCGACCTTCTGCTTGTATACTGAACGGGTAACCGAACTGCGTATTGCTTGGCTTTCGCTAGGAGAAGAGGGGCGCAATGGTTCGCAAGGTGATCGAGTACGTCTTCCGCGAGTGGCATCTGCTGGCGCTGACGGTCATGCAGCTCATGACCTGGTATCATCTGCATTTCGTGATCCGGTGACACGCGCGTGGGCCGCGGCCCTCGGGCTGCTGCTCGCACCTCCGGCGGCCGGGGCGATAAAAAAGAAGCCCCTGGCCTCGGAGGTTTTTTTGCGCCGCCGCATGGTCGTGATCGCTGCCAGAGAGGTAGGCCAGCGCGAGGGCGGGCCGGGCGTGCGGCGGTATCGCGCGGCCTTGGGGCTGGGCCGGGGAGCGCCCTGGTGCGCGGCGTTCGCCGTCTACTGCGCGCAGCGCGCCGGCCTCTGGGTGCTCGCCTCAGCGTCTACCGGGACGCTCCGGGGCTGGGCGCGGCAGCGGGGGCGGCTCGTGGCCGTTCCTGGTCCCGGCGATCTGTTCTTCAGCCGGGCGCATACGGGGATCGTGGCGGCCGTTTTCGCGGGGTCGTTCGCGGCCATCGAGGGAAACTGGGGTCACCGCGTCGTCTTGCGGCGGCGAGGGTACCGGGGCTTGCTCTTTGCGCGGCTGGGGAGACGGCTGGGGCCTGTCCCGCTGCTGCTGCCAGAGCGCGCCCAGGAGAAAGGCCGCGTGCACCGCCCAGCCGTGCACGAGCGGTCCCTCCGCGTCCTGGGCATCCGGCGCTTCCATGATCGTGCGCGTGTGCGCCACCGCTATCGCCAGCACCGCCGGGGATACCAGGCGCAGCACCGTCACGCTGTCCGGCTCGCTGTTGTTGGGTTTAGCGGCGCGCAGTATCCGCGAGAACGCGGCGGATGGTTGAGTCGGAGACGCCGTAGTCGGCGGCGATGACGCGCGGGTGTTCCGCCGGATCGAGGGCATGGCGGCTGCGAATCTCCTCGCGCTCCCCATCGGAGAGCTTCGCCGACGGGTGCGCGCCGCCGCGGAAGACAGGGAGGTGGATCGATCGTTCCATTTTCAGGCTCCTGCCGCGGCGTGCTCTGCCTGCCGGCGAAAGAGCGCCGCCGCTTCCGTCAGTATGACTACCAGTCGCGCGGCTGCGGGTCCGGCCCGGTTTTCGGCTAGCTTCTCAGAAGCGTCGGTAAGCGGGAACCAGGAAGGGACGCGACCTCCCTCTCCCGTGCCGGCGCGACCGGCCGGAGCTACCGCGAGCGCCACGAACCGGGCGAGCCCCGCCGGGGCGATCCAATGCAAAAGGGAAGGCGAGATCGTTCTGCCCCGCCAACCCGACTGCGCGGTGAGCGCCCGCAGCGCCGTGGCGGGGGCCTCTTCACCGGGCCGGGCGCTCCCCTGGGGAAAAGCCCAACGTCTGCCATCGCCGGTTCGCACGAGCAGCACCTGCAAGCCCCCTGGGCCCTGGCGGAAGCAGAGCGCGGCGACGATCACCGCAGCCGCGGGCTGACCGCCCGCAAGCAGGGTGAAAAACAGGGCCGCAGATTGCCGCCCTGCTTCCCCAACCCCCAGGCAAGGCGCTCCCTTTTCAGCCCTACCGCCCATGACCTGCGGGGCGCAGCGGGCCGGATGATCCCGCCCGCACCGATCACGCCGCAGCCGTTTTCAGACCCCTGCGGCTGAAAACCCCCCGCCGCTTGCCAGAGATCGCCGCGGTCCCAGGACTGCCGGCGGTAGCCTTCCCCACGACGAGGGAGCTCTTCACGCGCCATTGCTGCGGCTCCGCTCTTTTTTCAGCCAGGAGTAGGAACCGATGATCCGTTGGTTCTTGGAATAGCGGCGGCAGAGGCGGCAGGCGCTGCCGTTCTGAATGCGGCCCAGTCCGGACGCTGCGACCTTCCAAAGCTGCAGCCGGTTCTCTGGCGTAGCGAGATGACCGGCGGGACAGCGCGCGGGCTCCGCTTGCTGCTGCTCCTGTGCCGCTCGTGCTCTCGCTTTCGACCTGCGGATCTCCCAACCGAGCAAAGCGCCGGCGCGGCGGCGGCGGGCGGTGTCCGCGGGGTCTTTGAGCATCAGCGCACCCCCGGGACGCTGGTATAGGTACTCGTCCCATTCTGCCCCAACAGGGTCAGGCCCGCTCCGCTCGCATCGACCAGGTCCTGTCCCCCTTGATCATCGCAGTCATACCAGTTGCAAAGACCCGATAGCAAGCTCGGATAGCTGTTCACCAGATCATAGTAAGCCAGGCCCAGGCCGCCGTTCCAGAGATAGCCCCGCTCCGTGTTGGAGAGGACGCGGTTCCAATAGCCCAACGAGTCCACAGCCGCGTTAAACTGGGTGCCCGACGTGCCGCCATTAAAGCCCTTGCCGCAAACCGTGAAGGGCACCAGTAAGGGGCTCAGGACCCCAATAGAAGTCGTGGAATACTGCGTGCCGTTGTCGATCGCCCAGGTCCCGGTGCCGTTGTTCGCGCCGTCCCAATCCCCCATCCAGAGGTGCCAGTCCGTGCCAGTGACGGCGATTGCTTGCGTATTGTTCGACTGGCCGACGGCATTGACCAGGTAGAGCGTCGAGAGGTGATTGGGCTCGCTGTGGTACATCGACCAGCCGTTTGCGGTCCCGTAATGTTCGACGACGGCCCCCGTGGTCGGCACAGAGCCCAGTTGGACCCAGACGGCGATCGTGAAGCCGTTGACGCCGATATTCAACGTGGCGCTGGAAACTACCGCCTGCCTGCTGGAAAGCCCGTTGAAGTAAGCAGCGCTCCCGGCATAGACGTGGGGTGCCACGCCGGGTTTCGGTCTCGCCAGGCGGCGTTGCACAAGGACCGGAGCCACTACCCTTGGCCTCCTTTCAATCAAACGCCATATTGAGGACTGCCGTAAGCGTCTCTCCGCTCACTGGACTGTAAGCATTATTCGCCTGCAGCAGCCCGTAGAGCGTCGTGCCGCTCGCCAGCTTGAAGGGATAGGCTGCATCCTTCAGCGTGCCCCGAATGAGCGTGTTCCCGGAGGCGCCGGCTGCCGCGTTGGTGATGAGCGCGGCATCCGTGAAGTCTACCACGCCAATGCAGTTCGCCAGGTCCGCGTCACTGATGGCGAGGGCGATGTTATCATTCGTCGCGGTGGGCGTCTCCTTGAACAGGTAGAGATACCCCTGGAATGGCGTGCCCTGGTTCGCGGAATCGATGAGGGTGGCGCCGATGATGAACCCGGAGCCGGCGGCGGTCCGCACGGCGTTGGCGAAGCTGATCGGGTTGGGAGCCGACACCGAATCAGTGACTGCATCCCCCGCAGTGTAGGCGCTCGTATTGGCGGGACGAGTAACGCTCCCGGAAACCGCGTCGGAGTAGCCGCCCACGTTGATGCCGGCGGCCAGCGCGGCATTCAAGCCCCGCAGATGCGCGTTCACCGTGCCGTCCGCGTCTTCTACGGCCGCGTCGGCCAGCGTTCCGAGAACTACGTCATCGCCGTTGCCGCTAGTAACATTCCCGCGGATCGGCAGGTCCGGATAGCCTGGCGCCGCTTCCAGGTAGAGAGTGAGAGTCGATACTCCGCCAGGATTGCTTAGCTGCGTGAAAGTGACGCTGCCGAAACCGGCGCAGGGAATGAGGAACCGCGATTGAAAACCGATGCTGCCGTAGGTGAGGGTGTAGTTGGGAAGCGCGTAAAAGGGGAGGACAGCATGGGGGTTCCCGTCGATGGTGGTGGTTATGCCGACGTAGTTGCCCTCACCGAAATAAGAAGCATTGTCCACCGCATCAACCATGAGCACGCTGGCGCCGTTCGTGTCGATGGTGACGGTATCGTTCAGATTGGCAAAGGTGCCGGTAACTATCCGGTTGCCGCCCCCGCCCGAAACCTTCAGCTCATGCGCCCCGGAGTCCCAGACATCTGCCAGGATCTTGTCTAATCCCCGCAGGTGTGCATTGAGCGTGCCGGGGTTGTCGCCGGTGACGGCGGTATCGGTGGGCGAGCCGAAGACCGCGGCGCGGATGCCAGAATCGCAGGAGGCTTCGATGGTCACGCTGCCGGTGATGGCGGGAATAATATTGACCTGGAGATACCCGGCGCAGTCCAGCAGATAGGTTCCCACGGCCGTGATCGTTGGGGAAACCTCTCCCGTGTCGAGGTTGACAAACTGTCCCACCAGCGGGTTAGCGAAGGCATCGAAATTGAGCCCGTAAGCGGCCGTGGCGGAGATGCTGCCCGAGGTGAGCGTGCCCGTAACCTGCACCACCAAAGTCGAGGCACCCTGACAGTTGACCAAGCAGGTCCCGTCAGCAGTGCTGGCGCCCGTCATTTCCGCCCCGTAATAGGCCGTGGTGTTTACGAGACCGCCGCTGACTTTCACGAGCGAATCGTTGGCGGCGCTTTCCCAAACGGTGATCTGGTAACTGCCCCGAGTGATCGTCCCTTCACTTCCGAAGCGCAGGTAACGCCAGCCAGCGGGTATAGTAATCATCCCGCCATAGAAATTGCTGCCGCTGTTGCGGGGAGTAAGTCTGAAGTCCGGGCCCAACTGCTCGTACTGCGTCCAGTCGTCATAGCCGGCAACGGTGCTGTAGTTGACCCCATCGTTGCAGGCCTGGAGGAACAATCCCTTGTCCGGCGCTGTCGCGACGTAGACTTGGGCCGTGACCGATCCCAGCCCCGCGAGAGTCACATCAAAGGTCGGGTGGGTCGCATCAATCGTGCCGCTCGACGCGATCCCGGCCGGCGGCAGCGCCATCACCCCCGCCGCCAGTGACTTCGCCACCTGCCGCAGGTGCGCGTTGACACTGCCATTCGCGTCGCCCACCGCCGGGTCAGCGAGCGCTCCGAGCACTGTCTCAGTCGCCGCGTCGGTGACGACCCAGGGAGAAGTCCCTTGCGTCGCGTTGATAAAGCCGCCCGGACTGTTCGCCACGTACAGCCGGTGATTGGTCGCATCCCACACATCGGTGAGGAGCTTGGCGAGTTGGCGCAAGTGGGAATTCAGCGTCCCCGCGGCGTCGGCGACCGCGGCGTCGGCCAGCGCGCCCAAGACGACGTTGGCGCCGTTGGCTTCCGTGACGGCCAGCGCCGAAAGCAAAGACTTCGCCACCGAACGCAAATGCGAGTTGACGGTGCCGGCGGCATCGCCAATAGCGGCATCTGCCAACGCGCCCAGCGTTACCGCCGCTCCGTCCGCGATTGTTACTGCCCCGCCCCCGCCCAAGAAGATATCGCTGATGCCGGCGGAGGAGCCGGGGAGGTAGACGCCCGCGCCGGGGCTGGCGCGGAAAGTGACGGTGACCGAGCCGGAAGTGAAGGCCGTGGCGCGGACCCGGACGGACGCAAAGCCGGCGCAGTAGAGGACGTAGAGGCCGTTCGCATCCGGGGCGGTGGTCAGGAGGTCGGCGGCAACCTTGTTCGCGCGGATCGTCGGCCAGGTAGCATCCGAGGGGTTCAGCGTGCCCTCGAAGATCAGGGAGGCACTCCATGTCCCGCGGATCTGGCAGACGACCGCGGATTCGGGGTCGATGAGACAATCGACGTGCGAGGCGGCGCCCGTGGCGGCGGTGATGGTCCCGGCGACGGCGGTGGCCCCCAGACCCGCTCCGGGGGGCGCCGGCGGTGCGGGGAGCGCAGCGGGGGTATCAGTCATGCCTCCCTAGCCGTTCCTGGCAGGGCGCTGCCCTGCCTGCGTCGCGATCTCCAGAACCTGGTCGATCACGCGGGCGCGTGCTGCGACATTCCCCTCCCCCTGGCGCGGCTGGAAGCCGGGCGGCGCGGGGCTGCCGCAGGGCCGGGGCAGAAAACCAGGGCTGGGGGTGGGGCGCAGGGTGAACGTCTCAGCCGGCGCGCTGGGCTGCGGAGCTTTGTGGTTTGGCATTCGCTTCCTCCTGGGGTCCATCACCGCGGAGCAGTTCGACGAGCAGACGGGTAAAGTAATCGAGCCGCAGGCAGTCCCGGCAGAGCGGCGCGCGGGGGTGGGCGCGGCCGGCGGGACGGCCGCAGGCCCTACAGTGATCCCGGCCGAGACCCGGAACCCAACGGTATGCCGGAGCGCGCCAGCTCCAGAAATCCCAGATCACGCCCGTCTCGGCGGCGGGAAAGCGGCGGCGGGCGCTGTGGGTGCGGTCTCTTTCGCGCCCCGCCTCGCCGGCTCAAGGGGCCCCATGGGACGGCGGGGCATGGGCGGCGCCGGGCTACGAGCCTTCCCCTTCGGGCGCCTCTCCCCGGGCCGCACGCCTGGCTGGGCCCCGCACACTGCTTGGGCCACCTCCGGCGGCGGCAGCGTCGGGGCGTTGCTTAGGGCGGCAGCTTCGACCAGCGCTCTCTCTTTGTTATAGCGCATCCGCTAGCCCTCCTTTGCGCCGCGGGACGGGTGCCCCGGCGGCGGCACGTCAGGGGGAGAGACCAGGGTCGCTGCGGGCCGCGGCGGCGGCGGTGCCGTGAGCTGCGGCGGCTCGCCGGAACGATCCGTGGGCGCCCTCGGGGCCGCGTAAGGACCGAGATCGTCCCGCGGCTGGGGCAGGGGGCGGCGGTCAGGATAACCCTTCGAGCCGTTCATGGCAACCTCCTCTCGGGTCCTTTGCCGGAGAGGAGAACGGGTAACCGTCTCCTCTCCGGCGGGCTCATCCGCACCGGCCTTCATTACTGCTCCTGATTGCAGCCGGCCTATCAGGCGCACTCCCGGCGGAACAGCGGAGCCCTGGTTGGGAATTCTTCCTCCCTCTTTGATTGCCGCGCGCCGGCCAGGAACCAGGAACCGGCGCGCGGCGAAAAGCAACGGAGGTTTTCCCATGAACAGCGCCGGCCCGGTCACGAGCCGCGCTGCCGCTGTCCAGATAGGGGCGAGCGCGGCGGAATTCCTCCTCGCAAGCGGCTAGAGGGCCGTCTGTTTGAGCGAGCTTTCCTGCTCAGACCCGACGCTCCCTGCCCAGGTGAGCGGTAAGGTGATCCCGGTGGATCTCCCCGCCGCTGCCAATCATGAGCCGGTGACAAAGCCAGGGGAAACCGAAAGGGACGTGGAGCACCTTCTCCCACCGTTTTCCGTCGATCTCAATATCGTCGCCCCGGCGAATTCGGGCCAACGCGCGGTGACTCATGCAGCGAAACCGCAAGTTCGTCCTCCATGCCTACCGTTCGTCACCAGCCCCCGCGTCACCGGCTGGCTCGTCTTTCGCTAGCCAGGGCTTGTCCTGAACTTGTCGCTCGTCCCAGGAAAGCACCCCCTCCTGTCGCGGCGTTTGACGGGCGAGGAGGAGGAGCTGTCGGCGGTAGAGTCGCGCCGTATCCCGCGCTGCGTGCGACTGCTCCAGGAGGTAATCCGCGGCCTCCGGGCGCGTCACGAACGCTTCCCATTCGTCACCAGACCCCGCGTCACCTCGACGCGCGGATTGTTGCCTCCCGGGGGCTGCCCGGGCTCCGTATTGCCCGGCGTCCCCGGCTCCGCGCCGCCCACCGGTGCCGGTGTGAAGACCGGCAGCTCGGTGACCAGCCCCGGCAGTCGCTGCCGCACCTGCTCCACGGGAATCGCCGCCAGGTCGGGACGCAGTTCTTTCGCCATCTCCTCGAGGGAGTAAATCCCCAGGCGCACCTGCCGTTCCCAGTTGGCGAGTTGGATCTGTAAGGCTTGCTGGTCCATCCATTCGGCGCGCGACACGTCAATCAGATCCTGGAGGCTGACTTTCGGCCAGCAAAGCTCGAACTCCCCGGGGCGCCCCACGAGCAACTGACGCAGCATGATCAGGCGCTCAATCTCAGGGGAGACGACCGCCCGCGAGGCTTCGACGATCTCGGTCAGCACCTTCGCCTGCGCCGTGCTCATTCGCTCGGTTGAGGACCAGGAGAACCCGAACATAAAGGGGGGCAGCCCGAACTTCGCGAGGATCTGCTCCAACAAGGCCCGCGCGGTCGTCTGGAACTCCAGCGTCTCGCCGGCCGCGCCCATGATGTCGAGAGTTACTTTGCCACTGGTGAAGAAATCATTGGGCTTGCCCTCCGCCCTCTCTCGCAAAGCGGTAGACAGGTTGCCCTGCATCGCTTGGAGGATCTCCTTCGTCTGTTGGCCGGTCGGGTCTTCCCAGGTCGCCGGGGGTTCCCAATTCACCCAGTAGCAGGGGGTGCCGAAGCGATCCCAGGTATTCGCCTGGGCGCGGAGGATCGCGTTGAGGATCTGCGCGACGAAAGGCAGCTCGCTAATGAGCGAGGTCCCGTTCGGGTCGTCCCCACGCATGTCATTGACCGAGGTCAGCAGCAACTCAGGAATGAGGGTCACGGGCACTCCGCCACCGTACTGGTATTGCACCACGTCGAGGCCATAACCCCCCAGGGTCGGCCGCAGCGCGCAGGTAGCGGGATGGACTTCCACCAGCCCGAACACGTCATTCCGGGCGGGGGTCAGGATGACTTCGGCATGGGCGCGGCCGAAGGTATACAGATTGTCAAGATGGGACTGCAGCCAGTTCGCGAGCCCCACCTGCATCCGATTGACCGGCAGCGCCCGCAGGAAAGCGTCGATGTCTTCCTTCAGTCGGGGCTCCGCTTGCACTGCTGGCGCGCCGACCAGTTCCTTCATGCGCAGAATGGCCGCGGAGATCAGGGGGATGGTCTCGCGGAGCTTGAGGAGAACGTTGTAATCGACCCGGATCGGCACATGAAAGTACGGACCAAGGCGGGCGGCAACGCCGGCCAGGTCATAAGAGGGACGGCTCGCGGCATATTGGAGGGGGCGGAAGGGGGAAGCGCGCGGCACGGAAGGCGGCACCTGCGGCAGCGGCAGGGGATAGCCGGAGCCGAGCCAGGCGGTCCCCCGGTAGGGATTCTGCTGGGTACTGCTCGGGTTTGCACGCGCCGACGGCGCGCGCCGGGTATTGGGATACCCCTGCGGATCAAGGGGCCGATTCATCAGCTTTTCCTCCGCCGTTTCAGCTCCGCGGCGATGGGTTTCATGCGCGCCGCGAGCCGCCGCGCCGCAGCCAGGTCATCCCGAGCCTGCGCGGCGCTCCTTTGTAGCCGCAAGCGGTGCAGGCAGCCCTCCAGGTATTGGCTCGTCTGCAGCCCCCAGAGGTCCGCCTCAGCGAGGAGCGCCCGCGGTCGGGGGCTCAGCGGCGCCTGGGGAGCGGCGCCAAATAGCGCGGCGCTTCTCGCTCGCCCAGCGGCAGCGCCGCCAGGCGCTCGGCCATGCTGTCGCGCAGTTCTCGAGCCCTTTCCAGGGTGAAAATCCCCCGCTCATAGCCGTCATGGAGCGCCATGCCAACGAGCGTCAGCAGGGCAGTGAAGACGACCACATTGGGATACTCTTCCCGCCGGCTGTGCTCCTCCAGGGTTTCCCAGAGAGCGGCACGAAGTTTCGCTGCCAGGTCGTTGACGACCAAATCGATCATTCGGCCCCAAGACTTTCCATGAGCGCCTTCAGCGCGGCGACAAACGCCTCCGCCCGGTTCAGTAAGACCCGCATGCCGATCCGGCTCCATTCGCGACTGCCGGTGAAATTGACCGAGACGAGCGCTTCATTCGCCGCCACGAGGCTTCGGTAGGCTTCGTGGAGCGCGCCGAAGGGATCAGGAGACGCCTCCGGGTCTCGGCCTCCCGGCGGGAAATGCTCGCTCATCGCTGTCTGACCGGAGGCCGCAGCCGCGCCAGGACGCAGCGCAGCGCGAGCGCCCAGTCTTCCAGGCAAAGCCAACCGCCGCCCGCCGTCTGCTCCCAAGCTCGATCAGGCAGCCAGAGCGTCACCCAGTATCCGGGCGCCTGCGGGTCACGCCTGACGTGACAGCGCGGCAAGGGCCGCGGGTCTCCCTGTTTCGTCATTCACCTCCTCCGGCCGGCTCCCGACGAGCGAGACGGGCTGCCAGCGGTTCCCGCCCATGGCAAAGCACAGCATACACGCTTCCGCGCGATCGGGCGAGGACCAGCGGCCCGCCGTCCCGCGCCGCTTGCGCATGTCATCCTTGCTCTCCAGCTTCAGCTTGCCGCTGGCGCTGTAGCCGTACCGGAGCTGCGAGAGCTGGTCCACTAACAGCGTGTCGTCCCGGGGAATGGCCACCGTGCCGCCACGGAACCGCTCTCGCAAGCCCCAGTATAGCTCTGTTCGCCGATCCGCGAAAGTTTCCTTGTCCCGGGGCGCCTCGGAGACGTTTACCCCGGAGACGACCGCTTTGACCTCGCCCGCGCGCTGCAATTGCTGCAGCCGATCCACTACACCGCCCCCCACGCCGATATCATCAACCTTTATCTGCTGGGCGCCATGCTCGTGGGCTAGCGCGGCGATACGCGCGGCCGAGGTCATGGTATCCTGGCCCCGCCAGTAAGCAGCAGCGAACACCCGTTCGCCGCGCCGCGCATAAGCGACCGACTCGTCTGAACCATAGCGCGAGATGTCTACCCCGATCTCTACGGCTTCGGTGACGGGGTTTGTAGTCTTAGCTAAGGAAGAAGAAGAAGAAGAAGAAAATTCGCTTAGCGTACCGGTATCGCGCTCCTGCGCTTTCAAGCACCACGAGAGCGGAATGAGCACGTCATCGCCCTCGGTGGGAAACTCGCCCAGGATGCGGACCTGGTACTGGGGACTCTCCTCACCCCAGTCGCAGCGCTTCTCCTCGATCCAGCTTCGGTCGATGAGCCACTCCGGGGTATCAAACGCGGAGACGTGAAACTTCTGCTCACGGGGCCAGGCGCGATGGGACTCATAGAACGTCCCGCGCGCGATGTTGGGATTGCCAATAAGGAGCATCTTCGCGCCCGCCTGGGTCATCGAGCCCTCCATGGCCGCGAAGACCCACTCAGCGAGCCCCGAGGCTTCGTCACCGACGAACATGACTCCGGCCGAGGAGTGAGGCCCCTGAAACTTGACTTCCTCATCGGTGGCCATCCCGAGCGCATACCATTCCACGCCGCAGTCGAGCTGCAGCGTCTGACAGGCGCCAGGGAGGGGCTGTTTCGCCCCGTGGAACGCACCGCGCAGCCGGCGCCAGAGGAGATCCTTGACCTGCCGGCCAGTGGGTGCGGTAGTGATGACGATGGAGCCAGGTCGGGTACAGAGGAACCACAGGGCCGACCAGGCCGCGCACAGAGTCTTGCCGGCGCCATTGCAAGAGCGCACGGTCACCCGGGGGTGTTCGGCCAGGGCGGCGAGGATCTCGGCTTGTTTGGCCCATGGGTTCACGCCGAGCACATGGGAGCAGAAGCCGAGCGGATCATCCCGGTACGGAGTGAAGCTCGCCGGTTTCGGCGGCGGCGGCGTCCCCCGCCGAATCAATTCCCTCCTCAGCAGCCGAGAGCATTTGGAGGAGTCGATGGGTGGGGATGCAGGCGAGGTCATGCTGATCGATTCGCTTCCAGAACTGCTTACTGCGCGGGTGCCGCTCCAAGAGCCATGCCGCCGCCCGCCAGTCTCCCGCGCTAGCGTCCTTCAAGACGAGTGCGGCAGACTGAACCTGCCAGGCAGCCTCTGCCTCAATGACTTGAGACGCAAGGGTCTCATCTTGAGCAACCCAACGAAAGAACGTGGCGCGGCTGATTCCCGCATATTCGGCCGCCGCCTCCCGGGTCGAGGCAGCGCGCAGAGCCTGGAGGATCCGCGCCTTCGCGGCAGGCTCATCGATGACGCGGCCGGCCATCAGCAGGCTGACTCCGCATAACGAGCCGAGAGGGCGCGCGCCTCCGCGAGCGACTCTGAAGCCTGGATGAGGACGCAAAGCACCGCCAGCATGTCTCGCAATCGCTCGTTGTCCGCTTCTAGGGCTTCAATGAGCGCATCACGCGCTGACAGCGCAGTTCGGATCGGGGGCCCCCCCATGCAAAGAGGGGGCTCATCAAGAGCGCGGCCGGCCATCCGTCAGACGCCTCCGTAATGCGGCTCGATCCAGGCAGCGATCCGCCGATTCTTCTCCGCCACGCTGTGCCCATCCCAGGGGGCGCCAAACTGCGGCATGTGCCAGGATACCTGCCCGGTGGGCAGTTCGACGAAAGCGGCGGGCCATTCCGGCTCCCCCGGATCGAAACGGAAGCCTGCCTCAAAACCGAGTGTGTCAGCCAACCAGAGCGCCTCCAGCACCAGTCCGTACCGGACCTCATACTCCTCCTCATTTGCCTGGATACTGCGCAGGACCAGCAGCAAGCGCCCTGCTGCCGCCTGCGAGTCCCTCCCGTGAGCGCGGCCGGCCAGCGGTCATTCCTCCCGGTCACCGTCGCGCGTCACGGTGATCAGCGGTCCCGTATCGCCCCAGCGGTCTCGCACCCAGTCCGCCAGGCCGCTCGCCACAATCAGATCATACCAACTCGCGGGGTATTCGCCCCCATGAGCCTGCTTGACGAAGCGGGCGTTGAACTCCCAGTCCGCGGGGGTCCCACTCGAATTCATCAGGGCCACAACCTCGGTATCGGTCATCCTGCCTCCCGCCGCTCGGGCTCGTTCCCCGTGCATTGCTCATACCTGGACAAGCGGACCGTCGCTCCTTTTGGCTCAGCCCAGTCCCATTTCGCATGACAGCTTCGGCAGAGCCAACGGACGCGCAGGGGCTCCCTGTAATCAAAGTGAGCGGCTTGGATCCGCCGGCCTGTCGCGCCGCATTCCTCGCAAACCGTCGGCCGCGTCAAGTGCCCTACCTTGACGTGGTAAGCAAGAATGTTCTGCGCCGTCCGGACATGAGTCAGGACCCGACGGCTCGGGGCGCGCTTGTGGTCTTGCCACTCGTATTTGCAGGCCCGGGAGCAGAACCGCTGGGCCAGATAGCTAAGGGGGCCAAACCAAACCCCGCACCCCTCGCAGTTCTTGAAGGTCTGCGGCCGGTGGTTGCCCCCAATCTTTGGCGGGCAGCCGTGGAGGGCAATGTAAGCGGCTCGCTTCTTCGCGAGAGAGCGCCGCGATTTCTGCGCGTTTGTCATGGCCATGCGCTAACGCTCCAGCAGCTCCGGATCCTTACCGGTCCCTGCGGTGTACCTGGCAAGAATAATATCACAGAACCGGGGCTCAATTTCAAGGGCCAGGCAGCGGCGGCCATGCTGCTCGCAGGCGATGAGGGCCGTCCCGCTGCCGGCGAAGGGCTCATAGACGGGATCACCGGGGACCGTGTGATTTTCGATGGGGTGCCGCCAGAGCTCGACCGGCTTCTGGGTGGGGTGGGGGAACTTCTCTTCTTGAGAGCGGATCTTCCCGCGGACGCTTTTCGGGGAGGGAGCAACCCAAATCGTCTCGGTGTTGCTGCCTCCCCGCCCATACCAGGGAGCCCGGGCCTTCCGAGCATACCAACACGGGTCATGCGCATACCAATAGTGGGTATGGGTGGGCGCTGCCTGTGTTCTGTCCCAAATGATCTGCTGGAAAAGAGTAAACCCAATCTCCTGCAGGCCGGCGCGCACTGCGCACGTGTGCACGTCGGCATGCCAGACGTAGGCCACTGCCAGAGCAGGAACCAGGGCGAAAGCCTCCGACCAATCGGCACGGGTATCCCCGGAAAGGACCGCCCCGCCGGGCTTGCGGGCCTGCATGTAAGACGGGCAGGCGCTGCCTCGTCCCGACAAGCCTGCCTGCGCGCCGGACTGCCCTCGGGCAGCCCGGCCCTCCATGTTCAGGGAGATCCCATAGGGCGGGTCGGTCGCCATGAGCAGGGGCTTTTCCGAACCTATCAGCCGCGCGACCGACGCCGCGTCCGTGCAATCGCCACAGAGCAGCCGATGCGGCCCGAGCTGCCAGAGGTCGCCGGGCTGGCAGCGGGTTTCGGCGGAGTCGGGGAGCGCGTCCGGATCAGCGCCAGGCAGCAGCCCCGAGGCGCCCAGCATGGCCAGGAGGCGGTTCAAGTCGGGCTGCTCCCAACCGGGCGGTAGCGGCCCCTCCTCGGCCAGCGAGGCGAGCAGGGCGGCGAGCGCGGCGTCGTCTTGCCCGCGCAGTTCCCCAATGCGATCAAAGCTTGCCAGGATGCGGCGCTCGGTGCGCTCGGGAACATCGATCACGCGGACGGGAAGGCGGTCGGTACCCTGCGCCAGCGCCAACTCCACGCGCGCATGACCATCCAAGAGACGCCCGGTGCGCTCATTCCAGAGGACAGAGGCGAGGTATCCGAACTCAGCAATCGAGGAGACTATAGCTTCCTTCTGGCGGTCTGGATGCCGGCGCCAGTTCTCGGGGTGGGCCGTCAACGCCGCCGGGTCCATTAGGCGGATGACGAACTCGGGCCCAGCCGGCGGGGAGGCCGGCGGCGTTTCTTTAGGCGCTCTCTTGCGGGCAGTAGCAACAGCAGTCATCGTGAGATCAGGCCCCGCCGGAGATCTGCAGCCCCGGCTGAGCAAGCTACCGATCTATTCCGGCAGGAGGGCGTTCGCCGTTCCTCCTCCTACCTCCTCCTTTCGCTTCTCGTCAAGTTTAAGTTGACAACACTCGCTTTCTATGGTAATGTGTAATTGACAACAGCGAGCGCGAGGGGGCCGGCGGGGACTTCTCCCCAGGCGGGCGGCCAGGTTGAACAGACCGGTCGCGGGACGCGCGAAGGAGACGATCCGCCCCCACCGCTCATTTCTTCAGGAAAGGAACCCCCGGATGAACCGCGTGAGTCGCTCTCCCGAACTGGGAGACTGGGTCCTCCTCGCCTTCCAGCGGCAGACGAACCGCTTTGTTCATGTCGCTCGGATTGTCAGTGAAGAGAACGGCGGCTTCTGGGTGCGGTTCCCCCGCAATCCGGAAGCAACCTGGCTGAGAGCGTCCCTCTTCAACAACGCTTTCATCAGTACTCTCTCGACCAAGTAAGGAACCGTTCCGTGTACACGCACAAGAACTACCGCAGCAAAAAGGACCTGAAGACCGACGTGGCGGCCGGCGTCGTCGTCACTTACTACTCCCCCGGTCTCTATCCCGACCCCGAGAACGGCCGGAGCAGCCTGCGGTGCGAAAGACGGCCGGCCATGGATCATGGCTCCCGCTTCGCGAGTCACCCCTCGGGTGCTTGTCGCAGCCGAGTGCATTTGACACATGATCGGGAGCGCGAGAGGCGCAGAGCGGAGGCGGCAACGACACCGGCGGCGCCGCAATCGCAGCGAACAGCGACGCACCCCCCGCGGCTGCCTGGCGGCGCGGGGCCAATCACCGTCCAGGAGTGATAACGCTCTCCCGGCTGGGGCCGCGAGTGCCGGCGGCGCTCGTTTTCCGCCTGGCACTCGCGGCGTATCCGGGTGATCGTCGCCTCTTTCTCAGCCGGGCTCTGGTCGGCCCACCAACCGAACACGAACTCCAGATCAAAGAGGGCTGGGCGCGAGCGGGGCGCTAGCTGAGAGCGAAACTGGAGGCGCCTCATGGGAGCCGGTTCTCGGGGTGGGCCGTCAACGCCGCCGGGTCCATTAGGCGGATGACGAACTCGGGTCCAGCCGGCGGGGAGGCCGGCGGCGTTTCTTTGGGCGCTCTCTTGCGGGCAGTAGCAACAGCAGTCATCGCGAGATCAGGCCCCGCCGGAGATCTGCAGCCCCGGCGGGGGAAGCTACCGATCTAGCCGGGACGCCGGCCAAGCCGGCCTATTCCAGCGCGAGTGCGTTCGCCGCGCCTCCCGCGGCTTCCTCCTGTGCCAAAAGAAATTCTCACAAGTCAATATAAAGTTGACGAAATCCCCCAAGCATGGTAACATGAGATCAGTGAACAGTTCAGACGCAGAGGAGAGAACCATGGCAGCAGCAGCGTACTCACCCGGAAAACCGACCCCCGCCCGCCTCGTCAACGAGCATGAGCAGCTCTACGCGGTAGACAGCTTCCGCGAGGAAGGCAAGTCGTACCTGGTCAACCTTAAAAGAGACCCGACCTGTACCTGCCCCCACTTCTCGAAGCGCGGCCCGCTCGTCTGCAAGCACATTCAGGCGTGCATGGAGCAGCGAGATTGGCTCAAAGCCGCGAAACTGGCCCGCAGCCTCTCGGACGAGCAACTTGAGAAGTGGCTGCGGCATCATCAAGAGGAAGGCAACCTGCTGGTGGCAGGGGCTATCCGGGTTGAGCGGGCCCGCAGGAAGCAGGCAGCGGCCGAAGACGCGAAGCTGAAGGCGATCTTTGCCTGACAGGCCGTCAGTATTCTCGCGCCGGGAGGGGCCTCTCCCTCCCGGCAGGTGCAGGAGACCGTGATGCAAACGACCCCAACCCTGACAGACCGCGCCCTGGTGCTCTACCATGATCACCAGGCAAAAAAGACGGAGAAAGAGGCTGCCGAGCTACTGAAGCAGCAGGAGACGCTGCGAGAGCGCTTCACCATCGCGCTCCATCGGGCCCTCTGCCTCCCCCATGACGACGACCGACTACCTTGGGACCCGGTGCGGCTCGCCTGGCCCGGGGCGTGGCGGGAGACAGAGGCGGGCTTGCGCTGGGAACAGGACGGCCTGCGGTTCCGCCCCAGCGAGAGTTACGGGTACGACCAGGTGCTCCTCGAGCGCCCCTGCCCCGAGTGCGGGCAGAGCATGACGGAGCCGGTCCAAAGCCTGTTGACTCTGGGCGAGCTCCTCGCTTTGCCGCAAGCCCCATGCTTTGGCTGCCGCGCCGCAGCCGAGGAAGCCGTCCGGATCGCCGCTTCCCCCGACCTGTCCCTCGTCCGCGGCCCTGCTGCCGCTCTCAACCCAGCAGAGCAGCTCGCCGCCGCGGTGCGCGCGCTGATCGAGGAGTGCCTGGATACTGATGCCGAATCGCAGGCAAGCCGGGAATACTTCCAATCAGAGCGGGAAGCCAACGTGCGGCGCAAGCAGGCGGAGGCGCTCTCCGAGCTTTCGGAACGGCACCGCAGCGACACCCTCCGGTTGGAGGACGATCTGCGCCGCGTCCAGGCTGACCTGAAGCGGCAGCAGCAGAGAGGGTAGCATGAGCGCCCTGGCCTACCGCATCCGCCTGCTCCCCCGGGGCGCAGAGAACGCCCACGACCTGCCGGGCACCTGGCGGGGGCTGGAGATGGCCCGCGCTGCGGCTCGGGAGTGCCTGCGCCGCGCTCCCCGCTTCGACCTGGCCGTCCTCACTCAGCATGGAGAGGCGGTGGAGAACGTCTGGCCGGAGCAGCAGGGAGAATGAAGCGCCCCGCCTTCGGTGGCCGGCCGCTCCCCGCCGGCACGGGCCGCTGTTTTCTGTGCCGTCACCCGCTGGGAGATCCGCGCGACGGCAGTATCCGGCTGCTGCTGGACGAACAGCGGGGGCGCTGGGACCACAGACTGGTATGCAGGGACGAGCAAGCGTGCCGCGAGCGGCGGCGAGGAGAAGCGCCATGAAGCTCAAGAAACGGTTGGAATGGGAGGAACACCGCGACCTCGGAAACAAGCTCTACGAAGTGCGCGAGTTTCTGATTCATCAGTACGTCCGGCTCGCCAATACCTACGGGAGTTCCTCAGTCATCGGTCGTCAGGCAGAGCGCGCTCTCAAAGAGGTAGACAAGCTCCGCAGCGATCTGGATGACCGGATCGGCCACGAGCACCCCGAGCGCGGCGACCACCCACTGAACCGAGTTTACTACGGCCCTGACGACCGGATCCGGGTCGGGTTGTCAGACCCGAAAGAAGGGCACACGACATGAAACGGTTCTCATTCCCGGAATCTGTCCGTGCGGTAGGGCAGCACCGGGAGGCTGCGATCTGTCCCGCTTGCGGTGAAGAAACGGAAAGCCTTTATCAACTCTTCACTCCTCATGAAGGCGCCGTCGGAGTCGGCTGCCCCCGCTGTACCTCCATGGAGCAAGTCATGGCGATCAGCGAAGATCCGGGCTTGATTCTGCTCCTGCCGTCAGGCGAACCCTGATCTTCGCGCGCGCGCGCATGTTATATATACCTACAACCTCTCAGTCGCGCGCGCGCGCACCTACCATTTCACTCCGACTACTAAGAGTTACACCCTCCCAGGCACACGCCCGTGCCTGTACAACTCTTAGTGGGACCACTAAGAGTCACTGAGAGTCACTGAGAGTTGTGAATAGCACCACAGCGGCGAAGCCCCTCACTGATAGGGTACCCTTTACAACTCACAGCACTCTTAGCATTCGGAGCATTCGGAGCATTCGGAGGGCTCGGAGTCAGCTCGCGGACTTATTCCGGCAGGTGTCTTTGCACTGAAGCGCCCGAGCACAGACGGTACTTGCCGTACGACGTTTTCCGTACCAGCCCTTCGATAACCAAACGAGCGAGAAGAAACTGGATCACACTGACTTTCTTTCCCAGCACCGCTGCGATGTCGCCGGGTGACAAGTCTTCGGTGGCCCGCTCGAATACGTCAAGGACTTCACTTCTCTCCCGGGAAAGGCGGTGGTCGCGCGCCTTTCCCAGGAGCTTCCACCCGCAGCTATTCGCATCCCACTGCAGCGCCAGGGCGTCCGCCGACACCTCGCGGCCGGTATAGTGGAGAACCGCGTCGACTTCACCACGAGCCCGCATCAGCGCCAGAATCGTGTTCGGAACCGCCTGCAGCGCGACCGACCCGGCGATCATATCGTACGGATCGTCCGCTAAAGCTTTCCGGGTGTGATGCGCGAAGAGGACCGCGACGTGCCGGTCATCCGCCCAGTCGTGGAGCGGCTCCAGCACCGTGTAGTCCTGTTCATAATCGGCCCCACCGGGCTGTTTTGGCGGGCGGACCTTCTGCAGCACGTCGATGATGATGAGCCGCGCGCCGGTCGTTTTCTCCTCCCAAAGGCCAAGCTGCTCTTCCAGCCCATTGCGCAGCCGCAGCCCTTTCGTCGCGCAAGTAAGCCCAGCCGGCATCGGCTCGCCCCGCAGCAGCGTCCGGAAACGATCTTGCAAGCGGCGCTGGCTGTCTTCCAGCGCCATATAGAGCACGGCGCCTTTCTCCACGGGCAATTGCCCGAAAAGCCGCCCTCCAGCAGCGACCGCCAGGGCCAACTCGCAGCACATCCAGGACTTGCACGATTTCGAGGGACCGCCGATCAGTGCCAGTCCCTCCGGCAGCATGCCCGGGACCACCCAGCGCAGCGGCGGGAATTGCCGCGCCATGAGCTCTTCGCCGGTGATCCACTCTTGCTTCTGCTGCTCGATCTCTCTAAGAAGAATCTGAGTCTCTTCTTCTTCTTCTTTCCTGGTGACTACAGGGGTAGATCTACCGTTGTGCGGCCCGGAGTCCGCCGGCGCGTAGTTCGCCACGACCTTGCGGGCGATCTCGATCACTTCGGCAGCTTCCATGGGAGGCCGGCACCGCTCCTTGTTCTCCTCCAACAGCGCCACGCGGATGCCCGGCTCGCTCATTCCCTTGCGCCGCAGGGTGCCGGCGAGGCTGAACAGTCGTTGGTTCCGCTCTCCCATGCGGATCGGCTCGCCCGGCGTCACCGGCGCGGGTTTTGACTGCTTTGCCATGAACTCGTGGATCGCGGCGATCAGCCACTGCGGCGCCAATGCGAGGGGCAGTTCCTCCGGACTCTCGCCTTTCGCCCAATGGTACTGCCGGCCGCTCTTGTGGACCGAGGGCGGCACGACCACCAGGTTTCCCTGTGTTCTGACATCGAGCCCTGGCAGGAAGCGGACCTCCCCTTTCAACCCCGGCACGTACTGGAAAAAGAACTGATGCCCGCCGCCGCCAGTTCGCTGTCGAGGAGTCTTGGGAAAGTCGCCCCCATGGGCGTCGATCTCACGCCGCAGCGTGGCCGCGCCTTCGTCTCCATCCGCGTCGAGCACCCAGATCCCGGCTCGTTCACCGCACTGGACGCCGAGGTTGGCGCCCGGCCACCGCTGCTGCCACGCGGTGATTACTTCGGGATCCAGCGTCCCGGACAGCGGGCCGTGGGGCAGGTCGTTCTTGTCGAACCGAGGGTGCTTGCCTTGATGCTGGCATTTCTCCTCCTCCGCCAGGCCCGGCCGGTCGCAGGAGCACCCTCCCCCAACCTGGGGTGTATGCAGGGCGAGCACGGGCCAATCGAGCTTGAGATAGCGTTCCGCCGACCACAAGGGCGGCGTGTGCGGCGTCGCGGTCCGCGCCATTTCGTACTCCTTTCCCCTGTTTATTGAGGGGGACGTAAAGCAGTTCCCAGCCCGCCCTGTGTGCAACACGCCAGCATTGTGGTATAATCAAGCCAACAATAGGATGACGTGTTCTGCTGCTTCAGGGCGAAGCGGGAGGCCGAGTCAAGGCGGCCTCCCGTTCTTTCTGTACCGTGACGGATTCTTCCTATCCCAGAAAGTCAGGGGTCCGCTGCCGCTGCTTCATCCTCCCACTCAGCGTGAAAGCCCGACTCCATGCGCTCCGGATAGCCGCAGTACAGTTCGCCGATCTTCTGTTTTCGCCAGATCAGATCGGACTCTGACCACCCGAACGGATTGGCTCGGCCGGCGCCCAGTCGGACCGCGGCGCTGATGTCTTGCCGGCCGCCCTGCGGCAGATTGCGCCAGACGAGCAGCCGGATCCCCTCACTGTCCTTGAGCGCCATGGCTGTCCCCCCACTCTGCCGCCGCGTCGGGCGCGGCGAAGGGGTCCGTCTCCTCCTCCTCCTTCGCTGCCCCCGCCGCTTCCTTACCTGCCTTCCAGAGGGCGATCCGCGCCCGGCCGTGCTCCTTGCAGAACCTCTCCCCGCCGAATGCTACTGGGTAGTGGCCGGCGGCGGCGATCTCATGAGCGTCCAGCTTTCTGCCGCAGCCCAGCTCGCCACAGACCGCCGGAGGGGCCGCCGGAGCGGCCGGGAGAGCCCGCTGCGGCTTCCCCAGCGGCCGTCCCCGTCCCCGCGCTCCTGGCGCCTCTGGGCCGCTTCTCCGGGCATCCTGGGCGGGCGCCAGGTCTTCCAGGTCCTGCGAATAGAGACCGGAGGTCGCCGTGGCTCGCAGGGCGGTATCCACCATCGCGCGCTTGGCGGCCATCTTCAAGAGCGTGTTCAGCATGTCGTACGCGCTCTCGACTTCCGGACCGCCCCGCCGGTACCGCTTCTCCCAGCTCGCGGCGGCGCCATGCCCCGTCGCCACCACGGGGCCCGCCAGGTCCCCCACGTGGGCCCGGCATTCGGTGACCACCGTCAACCAGGGCTCGGTCTCGCCGTCGCCGCGCTGGATGATCGGAATGAACTCGCAGGAGAGCCGATAGAAGTGCAGCAGCTTCTCCGCGCCTGCTTTCAAGAGCGTGGGCTTCCCCGTCCCGGGGATGATCCCATAGTCGATCTCGGGGGTCATCAACTCGGTATGGATCTGCTGCAGCCGCGCCCGGCCGCGGACGAGCGCGGTCAGCCGACGGCGAAATTCCCCTTCGTCCATCTCCGCCAGTGCGGCGGTGCCCGCCCGGTAGTCTCCCGCATCCCGGCCGCGCTCGGGGACTGCGGGCCGGTTTTCAGACCCCTGCGGCTCTCTCCTCTCTTCAATCTCAACGCTCATCTCTGCCTCGCTTTCGCTGCCGCGGCTGCCACAAGAGCGCGTCGCTCTTCTTGATGCGGTAGCAGCGACCTTGCCGCAGAGCGGGGAGCCGCCCCGCCTGGATCGCCATGCTGACCGCCTGCCGGGTGACGCTTTTGAGCCGCGCCGTCTCCGGGCCGGAGAGATATTGCGGGGCCGGCGGGGGTTCGTCCCGGAGCGCGCGACGGACCGCCGCCGTGCCTAAAGTGTAGCTCTCCATCGTGATCCTCCTTGCCTTCATTTTACTCCGGGGCGTGGCCGGCTGTCAATTAAAAGTTGACAGCCCCCTAGCCGGAGTGGTATCATGCAGACGGGAGGCGGTGATCGAAGAACCTTACTGGACTGTCATGGTGCTCGGCGGCTGGCGCACGCACTGGGAGCGGCTCGGCGGCTCGTTGATCGCGCGGGACCGCTGCGTCCGCATGGTCTCTTCTCTCCCCGGCGTGCGCTCGGTCCTCCTGGGTTCCGGGGACGAGCGCACCGACGCGGAGCAAGACCCGCACCGCTGGGCACTGGCCTGGGAAAAGAAGTTGGCCGGCGTCAAAAAGCCCCTCAAGGGCTGGGAGGGTTACTGATGCTTACTTCACTGCGCCGCGCCGGTCCCTGGTGGGAGCTGACCGTTGGCTTGAATGAGGACGAGCTGAATGAGCTCTCAGAGGGCGGGGTCCTGGTCATCAACGAGGAGACTCATCCCGGCGGCTGCCCGGAATGGCTCGGCGTGCGCCTCTATGCGGCCGAAACGGATGCCGGGCTGACACAAGCGCTGTCGCAGTCGCGGCGGGTTCCGCTGCCCGAGCCGGCGCCGGTCGCCGCTGCTACTCTGGCTCTGCCGCAGCCGGCGCCCGCGCGACCACGGTCAACCACGCGTGCGCGCCCGCCGCGAAGCAGCCGTTGAGGAGGATCACGATCTGTTCGAGGTCGGCATTTTGCAGGCGCCAGCAGCCCTCGGTCACTTCCCAACCTTGCCAGGGGGCGAACGGGTTGGGAAGGTCCGATCCCCCTCCGTGGAGGCCGATGCCCTGCCGCCCATACCGCGCCATGGGTCCGTGCGGGCCCATGTCCCGGATCGGGATAAACCACTTCCCGAAGGCCGCTGTGTTCTCATGCTGGGGGGGAGCGAGCATGAACTCGCCGGGAGGACAGTTCCCCCAGTGCCCATACTGCCCGTCCCGCACGGTCTTATTCCGGGCTTCGCAGCGCAGCAGCAGCGTGCCGCTCCCGCTGTAAAGCCTGAGACTGTCCTCGCGGGCGGTGCAGATCAAATGTAAGTCTTTCGGGTGCATTACTTTTTCCGGCTGACGAGGAAGCGGATCTCGTACTCATGCTTATCGGGGAGGTGGGTGATCACCGGGCCGAAGTTCCCGCTGGCGCCCACCGCCAGGGTTTTGAACGCCATGGCCTGGGTAATGAAGGCTTCCAGGGTGGGTCCGTACGCCAGCAGAGTAGACCAGGAGACGCCCGGAGTTTCCACCGGCGGCCGGGGGAAGACAGGGAAGCCATCCCGGGCGACGTAAGGGAGTTCCTCGGGGAGGTCGCGGGCCAGGGGGCGGCGGCGGTTGTTCTTCATCAGTCCCTCTTTTAGTCAGGGGGGAGGGGTCAGGGGTCAGGGGTCAGGGTCGGAGTCGAAAGACTTTCCTGGCCCCTGATCCCTCACCCCTCACCCCTGACCCGAAGAAATAGGCGCTCTATAAGTAACCCCAAGTAAGCGCTCCATCAGCGTCAGCTTCTCGCCCAACAGCTCCTGCTCCCTCATTTCCAGGTGCAGGACCTTGGCCTCCAGCTCCTTGACCCGCTCCTCGAGGGCATGGATGACGGACAGCCGCGCCGAGTTCCGCAGCGCGAGCTGCCCGGATACGAACGTCAGGATCGAGATGAGCGCGGCCAGGCCGGCGATGATACTAGTTAGCATGGCAAAAGCTCCGGCAGGGCCTCTCCTGGCAAAGGCGGGAAGGGTAGGGGCCCTACCGGCTTTCAGCCGCATGCGGCTGAAACCGCAGTGAGGGGCGGAGGCACCCGGAGCAAGACGCTCATCCCCCACCGCGATCATGAGGGATTGTCGGATGCCCAACGCGGAAAAGAGAGCAAGCGAAGGCAAGGAATGCCTGCCAGACGAGCGGCGGTGGTATCTGAGTCACCGGGGAGATGCAAAAGCCGGGGCGCTCGCAGATCGGCACTATAGCCGGCAGAAATCCGGCACGCCCCAGTTCATGCCCCCGGGCCGCTGTCTGGTCCTTTGGGCACCCGGCGCGGTCTGGGGAACGTCCTGGCCCTACGCCGAGTTTGTCAAGCACGCTTGGGGCGGCGCCTGGCTCTGCTCGATCTTCCGCAATGAGAGTGGCGTCTTGTCCAGTGAGTTGATCCGTGAGGCCGTCGCTATCAGCCGCTGGCGGTTTGGCGAGCCGCCGGCTTTGGGCATGGTGACGTTCGTCGACCCGTCGGCCGTGCGGCACAAGCGCGACCCGGGCCGCTGTTTCTTAGGCGCGGGGTTTGTCGTCTGCGGCGCGTGTAAAGACGGGAAGCGCGCGCTGCAGCTGCTCCCGGAAGCCATGCCGGGACCGCTCCCGCCGCTGCGTTCGCAATTGAGCCTCTGGGAGGAAAGCTAGACGAGCCCGTCGGGAGTGCGAAAATCCGGCAGGGGCCGCGCGTCGAGGCAGCACCAAAGATGGAGGGTCGTCGGCATGTGATTGACATGCGCGGCCCGCCGGGGAAACAACTGCAGCGCGTCCCGGTCTTCCCCGATGAAGGCGGCTTTCACGTCCGCCAGGTCCTGGTAGGAGGGCAGCCGGTCGCGCCGGGACACGGAGACGTGGAGCCAGCGATGGCCGTCCGCTTCTTCCTTCACCGAGGCCACCACCCGCCGTCCGTCGGGGTGGGCGAAGGCGGTCATGAGCGGCTCATGTTCCACCAGGTGCCGCCAGACGACGGGGTACTCGAGGACGAACTCTTCAAGCCTTCCTTCGATCCGGAGGGCGAGGGTCGTCTTCTTCGGGACGGTGCGGATCTCTTTGATCATGGCTTTCCGTTCGCTGATCCAGGCGGGAAGTTCCTGCATGGGGAACAGAGCGGGGGGAAGATTGACGCCGGGGAGGGTTGGCGCTCCCCGGCGGGTCTGGCGCTTGGAGGACACACAGACTGAAGGATTGTATCACGGCGGCGGCGAAGAGGAGAGAAGGAGGACCCACGGCTGAAATCAAGAAGACTCTCGCTGGATCCGCGCCAGCGCCAGTGTGACCGCTGCAAAAGAGAGAGCCCGCCCCTCCACGAATGCCGTTTCAGCTTCCAAGAACCCTACTCTTACTGGAAGACCCTCTGGGAGGAACGGACCGGTCGGCGCTTTACTAACTACCGCAAGCGAAAGCTCCGCGAAAAGCCGGAAGCCGAGATCGACCTCAAGCAGTTCTCCGCCGTCGTTTTCTGGATCGATCTCTGCCCTGCTTGTTGGGATCGCTGCAGCCAACCCTGGCGGGCAGGATTTCCGCTGGAGTTCAACTACGGCGTCCTGAACATGGACGGTATCGTCCCACCGCTGCAAACGCCTTCTGACCGAAAACTCGTGGCTGCGAAAGTGAAAAAATCGGCCTCCGTATCCGGCGTGGGAGAGAGTAGGGAGGCGGCAGAACCGGCGGGGAAATGACCGCGGCCGCGGCCGTGGGGAGAGCTGGATGAACCGCCGCTGCTTTTGCTGTGAAAAAGAAAAAGCCTCGCTGCTGATTTACGCGGGACCTGAAGCCTACGGAGGCACGCAGGTCGCCGTTTGCGAGGAGTGCCAGCGGGCGGTCTTCGAGTACCTCTGCCGCGAAACCTCGGCGGCCGAGCTGGCGGTTCTCTTCGACCGGGCCCGCTGCCTGCTGAAAGAGCGGGAATCTAGGGAGGAGGAAGGACCGGCGGGGAAATGACCGCTGCCGCAGCCGTCGTCGTGTAGGCGTAACAGTACCCGGCCTGCAGCTCGTGCCCCTCCAGGAAGTCCCACTTCACTCTCCCGAGCCCGGGCGCCCCGGGCTCGGGCCAGTCGTCGCCCCAACTGTTGAGGACCCAGAGCCACTCAGGCTCATACGCCACCGCGCAGACCTGGTGATAGGCGGCGGTCGGGGTCATTCCGCTCTCATACCCGAAGGGCGAGGGCAGCAGCATGGCGACCACACAGGGCTGCCCGGCCGCCAGCGCCGCTTTCAGAGCCTGGCGGAAGGCTCCGGGGACCTGGGGCGCGAAGGCGTAGGCGTCCACCAGCCGCGCCCGCAGCCCCGTACTCCGGGGAAAGCCGTTCTCTACGACATCCTTCAAGACCCGCCGGGGATCGACCCCCTCGCGCCCGTCGCCCCCGTTCTCCGCGTAGAGCGCCGCAGCGTCGAACAGGCCCCACGCCAGGCCCTGCCGGACCAGGTCGAGCGAGGCCACCGCGCAGGTGCTGTAGGCGACGCATGCCTCTAAGCCGTTTTGATTGTAGAGGGGCGAGCCGATCTTAGCCAGCAGCCCGGTATCGCTCTCCGGCACACCGGCCGCCAGTTGCGCGGCGACGTGGGGCAGCGCCAAGAGCGACCGGTCGCGCCAATCCCGCGTGAGGCGGATCGCGCCGGTGCCGCGCCAGGAGGGCTCGGGAGGAACAAGGCTGCGCAGGAAGGGCAGGCGTTGGTGCAGGAGCATCAGCGGATCAGTCCCGCGACGGGGGTAAGGAACCCGTCGGGGATAGTCACCGTGATGGCCTTATAGACCTGCCACTGCAAGTGACTGTCCGTGATCTCGCGCACCGACGCTGCTTCGACGGCTACCGCGGTCCCCGCCGGCGGGTAAACCGGGATCAGTAGCAGCGGGCTTTTCACCGGATACTCCTTGTTGGAGAGGACTTCGCCGTCAGCGGAAACGTAGGCGCGCACCGTCATCGGTCCAACGGGCTCCGCTGCCTCGCTCCTTCCTTCTCCCGCTCCCGGCGGCGGAGCGCCTCATCGAGGGAGTGGCCGAAGGGATAGTAAAGGCGCTCGACGGTATCCATCCGCTCGCCGATCAGGTTCCCGTCCTCGTCCCAGATGCCCCATTGGATCTGGACGTTCACAGCGAGGGGTTTTTCGTACGCCATCTTTACAACCGACCTTATCTTATCAGCGGAGAAACCCCCTGCTGTGTTGAATAGAAAGACAGAAAGGAGCAGGGGCCATGAAAGACACTGAAGCCCCCTCTTTCATTTCTTCTTCCCGTCCGTCTGCGTCTGGCAAAGCCCCAGTGTGAGCAGCGCCGCGCGGATCGCATTGACCAGCACGAGCGCCTCCGCGGCATTACTGGCGGCAGCGGGCAGGGGTGTCTGCGCACCGGCCCCAGGGGGAGTGAGGGCAGCCCGTAGCGCCTGGACGCAGCGGAGCGCTGCCTGCGCATCAGCCGCGGCATCGGCTAGCGGCGCCGGGAGGAAAAGGCCGGGCGTTGGCCGGTCCACCGTCATGGGCGGCGGGTCCCGGCGCGGCACGTAACGGGTCGGTTGGCTAGGCGGTTTCAACCTGCTGCTCTTTCAGCCGCTGTTTCTCTTGCCAGGGCCCAGACGACGCAGGCCAGTGTGCCGGCCGAAAGAGCCGGGGGCAGCGCGTCGAGGACCTGGAGGATCTGCCGCGCCGCCTCGGCCCGGCGGAGCGACAGCAGGGAGTCCGGCGAGAGGAGGGCTAGGGCTCCCCCCGTCTTCGCGCCGCGTCTCATGGGGTGCCGTTCCTTTCCACCGTTTCACGTTGCTCGGTGGCGTCGAAGAAGCGCCGGATGACCAGGGAAAGCGTATCGGCTCGCTCGCTCTCCGGGAGTGCCCGCAGAATGCGGAGGATCTCCGCAAGCGCCTGCGGGTCGAACTGGAACTCCGGCGGCGCTCGGGGAAGCAGTTCCTCTTCCTCCTCCATCCGTCCTCCTTGCCGCCCCGTTGTCTTTCGCGGCCCTCCCTTTTACCCGATCACCAGGTAATTAAACGCATAGACGGTATTCGCCTGACTGTCCGCTGGCACCGCACCGGCTCCGAAACTGAAGCCGGCCGTGGTGGCGGCGGCGAGATAGGGCAGGAGCCCGGCGGTCGCCGCGTTGGTGGGGATGATGAGCACGATCGGAGCGGCAGAGAGGGCCGTGTGGAGGGTCACGTCCACCGTGTCCCCGGCCCCGGCGCCCGTCCCCGTGCCCCAGGTGATCTTGCCCCGCGCGTCATTGCTGCCCGCCGCCACGACCGGGGCCGGCGGCGAGGCGCCCGCCGCGGTCCCCGCGGCCGCCGTGGGCGCGCTGCCGCCCGAGAGGTTGAGCGGTAGGGTCAGCGCCCCCCCGGGCAGCAGCCCGTAGACAGGTACTCCTTCCGCAGCCGCCGCCGCCCAGCCGGCGAGGTTGAGGGAGGCGGGCTGGCCGGCGGAAGCGGGCCCGGCCGCGCTGCCCCCCGGGATCAGCGCTTGCGGTTGGCGGAACTGCTGCCGGCCGGAGTTCCGCCCCAGCGCCACCGAGGAGACGACCCCGCCCGCCGTGGTCGCCGTGCCCAGCTTCGTGGAGTTGGCGGGGGCGGTCCCGGTCGTGTTGCTGGTGCCCAGGCCCGTATTGAGTAAGTAGCAGTGGTTGAGAGTGTTATCGGTGAGGCCCGTGATCGTGATCGGGGCGGGAATATTCACTCGGCCGCCGATCGAGGCCACGCCCGCTGCCACCGCGACCGTGAGGCCGGTTCCCGCGGAGAGGGTTAAGCCGCTGATGACGAAGCCGCCAATGTCAAGAAAACTTGCTTCTATCTGAACCAGGTTAAGGTTATATTGGTTGCCGTCGAAGACCCCGGGAATCGCCTGGCCTTGCAATAACATTAGCGCGCCTCACCTCGCTTGAAAAACACTATTAAATGAGTTATAATCGCTGGCATGGCTGCTACGAATGAGGCGGCGTTAGCGGAGCGCCGCCGCCGCGCTGTCGATCCCGCCTGGGTGATGCTGCGTTTGCTCAATCATCGCGAACTTTGCGCGTCGGGGTGTTGGCTCTACGTGGGGTATCGGGATGCCTTTGGGTACGGCACTTTCTATTGGCGCGGCGTCACTACCAAAGCGCACCGGGCTGCTTATCTCCTTTGGGTGGGTCCTCTGGAAAGGGGAGCGGAGATCCACCATCGGTGCGGAAACAAAAGCTGTTTCAACCCGGAGCATCTGCAGCGAGTGGATCGAAAAGAACACTTTCATCTTCATCCTGACCCTCTCGCGGCTACCCGCGTCACGGGCCGAAAGTCCTGCTGCCGACGCGGACACCCTCTGAATGCAGAGACTGCCTGGACTTACTCGTATGGGCAGGTCTGTAAGGAATGTCAGCGCCTTCGGCAGACGACAGCCCGGGAGAAAAGGCACGGCGAGCGCGCCGCGGCAGGTAATCCTGTTCATGCTTACCGCTCCCGGCGGCCGGGAAGAAGGGAGCTTTGAGAAGCCAGTAACATGTCGGTTGCTTACTTGCTAAACGGCTGCCAGAGCGCCGCATACCAGAGGAGCAGCGCCCCTATCCAGAGCCCGGCATCCCAGAGGGTCAAGCGGAACCCATGCCGGCGGCGGCGCGTTTCGATCAGGATTGCGCCGTAAGTGACGACCATTGCGCTCACCCCGGCGAGCAGGTGGCCCGCATCCGAGAGGCTCATTCGTCTTCCGGTAGCGGCATGGTGAAGCGCACCGTGCGCCGCGTGGGAGACACGCTCGCCTGTGGTAACTTGACGCTGGTATAGACGAGATCCACCCAGTCCCGCACTGCTTCGATTTCCGGGATCGTGCTGGGATGCCCCATGCTGACGGTCAGCTCGATCTTATTCTTTGCCATTCCCTCCTCCCCCGGGAAAGAAACAGGGGCAGCCCAGCGCATCAATGCCTGCCAGAGCCTTTGAGCCGCGCGGCGGCCGCCCCTCCCCTCTGGTTCAGCCTCACGCGCGCTTCTTCCTGCTAGGCTGGGCTAAAAGTACGACCGAAGTCCGCGGAGAGCAGCGGCTGAATGTGCCAGGACCCGTCGAAGCTGTTGAATACCTGGCTGATGACCATGAGCGTCCCGTCAGGCAGCACGAGCAGCCCCACGTACTGCGGCACGATCGGGTCGGGCACCGTGGGCACCAGCTCGGGCGTCCAGAGAAAGGTCAGGAACCCGTCGTCACTGGCGCCCAGCAGCAGCGTACCATCGTGGTCCTGAAAGGCCAGATACGCGAGCGGGTTCTGCTTGTATTTGACCGCGACGAGCTGGTACCGGTTGCCCCCCCGGCTGTAGGTATCCTGCCAGGTGACGCCATAGTCCTCGCTCTGGCGCTCATGCTCCGCGCCGGTGGGCGCGCTGACGACGTAAGCGAGGCCCCGCTCGTTCTGCCACATACCGGGATAGACGGAGCAGCCGCCGGGGCACAGGCCGAAGTCGGTCGAGTGGATCACCCCGGAAGCCGCGTCCGGGAACTCGCCCACAAACTCATGTCCGCCCCGATTGTAGGAGAGCAGGATGAATCCATTAGCGAGCACCCAGGCTTTCGGGTGGTCAATAGAGAGCCATGGCAAGAGCGGGAAGAGGAAGCCGAAGTCTGTAAAGGTGCGGCCGAAGTTGTAAGACTTCAACCAGCGGGTCGCGGGGAACGCTGAGTCATACGCGAACAGGTTCACGGTGCCGTCGGGGTTCTCCGAGAGTGAAGGGCTGGAGTAGACTCGCCCCGCTCCTTCTCCCTGCAGGCTGACGCTCCACGTGTGCCCGCGATCGGTGGAGAAGCCCACCTCGAGGGCGTCCGGGTTTGTATCGAGCACCCGCGCGTAGAGGGCCGTGCCGTCCGTCTGCAGACAGAGCGCGGTCAGGAGCCGGTCTCCCGCCGCAGTGAGGGAGCGCCGGTAGAAGAAGAGCTGGTCACTTATTCCCAGCTCGGACGGATAATCGAAGTCGGAGGCCAGGACCGCCCAGGCCAGGCGCTGGTCTGTTGCTTCCTGGCTGAAAGCCCACCAGTTTGCTTCATCGAGGGTGATAATCGCGTCGAGAGTATTATATCGCTCGCGGTGGTCGGGCCACCAGACCCCTTGATCTGCGGCAGACAGCGCAATAGTTTGATAGGGGACGCCGTTCTGCCGGGCCACCATATTCGAGAATTTGACGGCCCGGTCCGCAGCGTAACCGGGATAGTCCACGGTCGGTTCGGCCGTCGTGCTCTGCAATCCGTACCCCTGGAGACGCAGCGGCACGTCATTGTTATAGCTGGGGACGAGATCGGAGAGAGCCGCGCTGATGGTCCCGACGGGACTGGTAACGGTGAGGAGGTCGCCAGCAAAGTCCTTGGTGATCGTGAGCGTCCCGCCATCGGTCAGAGCGCTCACAGCTCCCTCGATATTGGGGGTGGCCAGTGAGCTGATCCAAAAAAAAGGGTTGATCTCGTCGCCCCCTTCCTGATAGAGGATGCCCATGACCGACCGGGGCGGGGAGGAAGCATAGGCCAGGCCGATGGAGAAATGGCCGAAGTCTACCGGCGGGTTATACTTGGGAATCGCGTCGGTGAGGGGGAGGCAGATCGTCCGGAAGTCGAAACTCCAGTCAAAGGGGAAGGTGCCGGGGTTATCGGTGCCCGTGAAGAACGAAACGCCGCTATAGTCGATGCTACACTGCCAGACGGAAGCCATAGAGAGGGCTCAAACCTTCCCTTTACTTGACAAGGGTTCAGAAGTTTGGTATAGATTAACTGAAAGGAGAACGAGATGCGCACCGTCTACCGAGTTGCTTTGCTGTTCTTCTGCATGGAAGTCGCCATGGCCTTCACTGTCTGGCAGCAGCGACCCGCTGCCGCTGCCCCGCTCGTGCCGGGCGGCGCCGAAGCGTTCCCGGCTACGGTCTTCTTCCCGCACGTCGTGCATTACGTCCACCTGCTCCGCGCCGGCTGGGTCTATGGTCCGGGCAATGGCGGCCCCTTCCATCAGGGTGAGGCGGTGGTTTTCCTGGTGAAGCGCGAGCATGATCTCGTTGCCGCCCGCGCTGCGGCGGGACAGCCCTGGACTTCTCTGCGCGAGCTGGGCTATTGAGTCGCAAGGAGAACTTTCATGAGAACCTCGCTCGTTCCCGAGAAGAACCTGCCCCTCTGGGTCATCAGTGCTTTCCTGCTTGCGGGTTTCTGGGTTTGGTCCGCTGCGGCTTCGACCCCGGATCCCCGCTGGGCGCCGATCTATCACCAGCGTGCGGCGGCCCTCCAGCAGCAGCTCGCCGCTTACGATCCCGCTGTTCTCTGCCGGGCCAGCGATGGCGGAGATCTCGTCATCAGCCCCGGTGAGAGCTGGTATGAGAGTGACCCCGAGCCGCGCCGGCGGAGTGCGATCGTCGTGCGGCAGCTTTGGGAACAGGCGGCTGGGAGCGGTAAGGCGGTGCTCTTCTATGATCCGGTCACGCACAGCCTGACAGACGATTGAGCCAAGAAGAAAGCCCGGCTCATAGAACGCCGGGCAAGATACACAACGGAGTTGAGGTTTCTTCAGGCGAGAGAGTTGTATCATGAGGGAGAAAGGGAATCCCCATGCCGCCGACGACGATCTGGAAATACCCGGTGCCGATCGAGGATGCCTTCATGCTGGAAATGCCCCTGGGCGCCGTGCCGCTCTCCTTTGGCGTCCAGCGCGGCCGGCTCTGTTTATGGGTGGCCATAGACGACCAGCAGGAGCGGCGGGAGTGGCACCGGTTTCTGCTGCGCGGCACGGGTCACCCGCTCTCCTTCGACTTTTCACTCTCTCGCTTCCTCGGTACAGCGGTCCTCGATCACCTGGGTTTGGTCTTCCACCTCTTTGACGCGGGGAGGGTGTGAAGTCCTGTCCCGGTCATGCGCCGATTACGATATCGTCAGAGAGCCCATTGGCCTTGATCAGCGAAACGTTCGCCGTGAAGACCATGTAGGTAGCGCTCCCATCGTAAGCAACCGCCGCCTGGTTATACCGCGCGTTGCTGTGCGCCAGTCCCGCCTCCGCATCCACCTCGGTGTGGCGGATCGCCGGCAGTAGCGTGGGCGTGAGCCACTCGCGCGCAAACGACTTCGCCACCTGGCGACCGGCTTCCAGGATGAGCGCGCCGAGGTTGTCGAGACCGAAGGGCATCAGGACGCCTGCTTCTCTCTCGCTGCCCGCAGGAGCGCCTCACCCACCGATCCGACGGCCGCCGCAGTCAGCGCCCTCTCTTTGCGCCGAGCCTCGGGCGGCTGGGTATCGGGCAGGCCAGCGGCCCGCTGCGGCTCAATAGCCGCGGGCAAATCCGCTGCTCGCTGGTCGAGATCGGCCCGCTCTAACTCGGCGCGATAGGCTCGCAGTTCAGGCTCCAAAGCGCCGATAGAGCGTGCGGCTGACCCTTCGCGCAGCGCCGCTAGGATCAAGGGCCGGGGAGTGCCATGCTGCCACCGGCGCCATTGAACAGCCTTCATTCGATGAGAGTTATTGCAATAGGAGCGAGAATAGCGAAGGCGCTGACAGCGCTGACGAAGGACCGATCCTCCACACCAGCCGCACGGGACGGCCGCGCGGTGATCATTGAGCAGAGCCGCGCGCTGTTGCCCTTTTTGACGGTTGGCGGCTCTCTGTTCAGGATGTTCCTGTTCCCATTTTCGCAGTCCCTCGCGGAAAGCCTCGCGGTGAGCCGCCGCCAATGGCCGGCCAGGAGTGGCTCTTCCTTGCACCATCCGGAGCCAGCTGGCTTTCTTTTGTGAACGCCGCGGAATGCCCGCTTCCTTCAACCAACGATTGACTGTCCATGAGCTTACTCCCCAGCGCTGGGCGATCACGAGCGTTGACTGCTGCTCGTGTAGATAGGCCTGCGTGAGCGCGCCAGCAGACGGGCGCAAGACGGTTCGGTCCCCCTGCTTGGCTGCTCGAAGCGTCTGCGCCTTCGCGTAAGAGCGCCTGGGAATGTCCGCGTCCGAAAGCCACCGGTAAATAGTTTGGTCGCTCACCGTGAAAGAACGGCCCAGCTCGGGAGCTGATTCTCCGGCGAGGTACCGCCGGATCACTTCATGGAGGCGCGCCGTATCTTCCATCCGTGCCGTACCCTCCCCATTCGAGAGAACCCCAGGCGACCGGCTTCCAGGAGGCGCGCCGCTCGTGGAAGAAAAAAGCCCCGGGGGCACGCGCCGCGCAGGGCTAGGGTGAGGATTTGTCTGGGCATCCTTCACCGTGCCCGCCCGGTTCTCCTTCACAGTGCCGGCTTCCTTCAACGAAGAGTAAGCCGGCGTCGAAGAGCCTCTCCCGGGCCTGGGACAGGGCCCGCTGTTGAGCGGGCCAGGTAGCATGTTCCATGGCGCGCCCCAGGGCGGCAATCGCCTGACGCACTTCACCCTCACCGCCTGCATCGGTAGGCTTAAAGAGCCTTCCGGCTGCCGCTCCGACCATGGGGACTCACTTCCTTCTCTGTAACGCTCGCTAACCTGCCTTACGGAGGGTTGAAACCAAGCTCGACCTTCTCCGACTCGTCAGCGGCTACTTGCCGGTTCGGCGCCCCTCAGCGCTCCCTCGCTGGGTTGACGGGAGACGGTGGGCCGCTCTCGGAGGGAACCAGCAGCCGAGAGAGCATTTCCAACACGGCCTCCTCGTAGCGCGGCTGATCGGCGGGATAGTTCAAGGTCAACCGGCGCCGCTGGCCGTCCAGTTGTTTGATCTGGGCTCGGATCGAGTGATCGCGCAGGTTCAGGATCAAGAAAATAGCCCTCCGTAGACGGCCGGGAAACGGCGCTGGGAAGACGATAACCCTTCAGCTGCCGGGCAGACAATAGACGTTAGGCGTCGACACTTATATTCCCGTTCGGGCGTAATCTACGGGAGATTAAAGCCTTGCTCAACCTTCTCGCTCTCATAATCTGCCACATTCCAGTTTGGCCGCTCGTAGCTCGCCCGCACACTCTGCAGCCTCCAGACACCGCTGATCCCCTCCAGCTGGTGACAATGCCCGAGCTTCAGACCCGGCACGTAGGTCCCCTGGAAGTGGACGCGGAGCCGACGCCGCCGCGCCCGCTCGAACACGGAGCGCGCCGCCTTATTCAGCGCCGGGCAGGAGATTGCCCCGGGCAGCGCGACGTAGAGCGCCCGCTCTCTGCCAATGAAGTTCACCGCCGCCGGGTTGGCGATCGAGGCCTTGTCGATGAAGACGGAGGAGGTAACGACGTTCCCCTCCGGGGTCGCGGCCGTGAGTGCCACCGAGTTCGCGTCCGGGTAGAGCGCCTCATACCGCACCGACCCCCGGAAGTACCGGGGAGCGGCGTGCGTCTGGTCCTTGCGGAACAGAACCTCGGAGGCCGAATAGTAGTCCCAGCGGTGGTAATAGAAGGTCCCATCGGGGTGGAAGCCGTGGTCCCACGCGCTCCATTTCTCGGCAATTCGCTTGATGAAGGAGCCATAAGAATCAGGGGGCTGCGTGAGCGGTCGCCACACGCTCTTGACGGGGTTGCTCCCGGTCGCCGGGTTCGTCCCGGTGGCCGTCTCCAAATCGAAGCCGGGAGGGCCCCCGAGCGGATCGTCGAAGCCGCCGGCATCTCCGACGAAATAATCCCGCACTTGCCCGTCTACGTCTTTCTGAATGAGCGTGCCCGGCGCCGGTCCGTCCCAGCCGGCCACTGGCAGCCCCACCTGCTTCAGGATTGACTGGATGACGTAGATGTGGCCGAAGCCCGTCCAGTCCCGGTTGTCGCGCATGGGGGTCTCGTTCAGCCACTTCCAGAAGTCCACGCCCACCACCCGCATTTCGCGCGGCGCCGTCGCATCGAGGCGCGTCTCTCGCGTCTCTACCGGATCGGCAACCCCAAGCCAGAGCGTGGTCCAGTTCGCGGGATGGGGCACGTCGCCGTTCGTATCAGAGAACGCTAGCGGGAAGTCACTGCGGGAGTAGTAGGCCGCCAGGCTCGCGCCCACGTCCGTTACGTCCGCGCTGAAGCGCCCCGGGCTGCCGATACTGGCGCTGTACTCCGCCTTCCGGATCGCCGCCGAGGGCCGCGCGGTGGTCCGATCGAGGATCGAGAGCGCGGCGGCTGGCCAGTTGAGCGACGCTCCCGGAACCCTGGCTTCCACGCCATAGAGCATTGGGGTATAGGTCTTCCGGCTGCCGTCGTCTGGATCGCTGCCCGGCGTCAGGGTGTAGACGCTCTGATAGGTGCGGGTCTGGTCATCGACCGGGATCGGCATGGCCGGATCGCATTTATCGAGCATGTTGTAGTGGAAGGTGTAGATCACGCTGGCCGTGGGCGTCGTGTGCGTGCAGGTCGAGCCCTGGGGCGTATCTCGATCGTCTACCAGCCAGTTATTCGCGGGGGAGACGGTGGGCGCGTAGTCGATGACGAACGGTTCCAGGTTGAACAAGCAAGGACCGGTAGCGAATTTCAAGCGCTGGATCTGAAAGAGGCCCGGGCCCGGTGTGAGTCCCGCCACGGCCAGCCGCCCCGCTGGCACGATGGCCCAGTCTTTCTGCGCGCCGGAGAGACCGTTGGACACGGGGAAGGGGCGCGACTTCACCACCCCGAATGCGCCGGTGGTTGCCTCCAGGTAGATATAGTTGCGGCGGTAGGGCAGCCACAGGAGACCGCGCAGGTGCCGCTCATATTCCACGGCGACGGGGCTCGTGATGTTCGAGAATACCGAAGTGGACGGGAGCGCGTTCCCGCCGCCGAAGAGGTTAAGTCGCGCCAGGCTTTCCCAGTTCGGGGCGGCTGACGATTGCGCCGCGGTGTTCTTGAACACTTCCACGGTGGCGGGCCCGCAGCGCAGAACGAACTGCCCGATCCAGAAGTCGAAGAGAGCCTGATGTCCGACAGCCGAGGCAGGGACGAGCCAGCGGAAGTACAGCGGCATGTTCCAGGGGATGTCTGACTTACTCCAACAGACGACCTGCATGTTCGAGGCCACGACGCCAGGGAAGTCTTCTCTTCTCGCGTGGGGAGCCGCGGTCAAGAGCGAAGAATCCTGCGCCTGGGGCTCGATATCGGGGATATGGGGAAGCTGCTCGGGAGCATTCACCCAGACGAT